TGTTTTTTAGAAAGAAACGATCCAAGAGAAATTTTAATTAGTAGAGATAATAAACACTTAAAAGATTTAGCTCCAAATTCAATTATAGGTACTTCTTCATTTAGAAGAGAATTCCAATTAAAGAATATAAGAAAAGACCTTATATGTAAGTTGATAAGAGGAAACGTTGATACACGAATTAAAAAACTAAATGATGGTTTATTTGACGCTATTATTTTGTCTTATGCAGGAATTCAATCATTAGGTTTAGAGAACAAGATTTCTCAAACTTTTTCTACTAGTGAAATGATACCGTGTGCAGGACAAGGTGTTATTGCCTTACAATGTAGAGATAATGATGAAGAGATAATTGAGTTATTAAAAAGTGTTAATCATACAGAAACACACAATTGTGTTAAGGCAGAAAGAAACGTTTTAAAAATTATAGAAGGAGATTGTGATACAGCGGTAGGTGTATTTGCAAATATTGATGGTAATACGATTAATCTTGAAGCAGAACTATTTTCACCAGATGGTAAAGATAGATTCTATTCAAAATCATCTAAAACTATTGATAAAGCAAGTGAGCTAGGAATAGAGATAGGCTATTTATTAAAATCTAGTGGTTAGTCTTGTTCAGAATACAACGTTTGCGAGTATAATGCTAAAATAAACATAGCAATTCCTAACAATGACAAAGTACCACATAAAAACCAATTATCGTTCATTGGAACTCCGTTATAACCGCCGTCAATTGCGCCGACAGCACCGATTAAACAGAAAGTACCTACTATTGATAAAATGATAGTTAAATATTCAAGTAGTTTTTTCATAATGTTCTCCTTTTCAACTTATACGTTAAATATACACTAAAAATTTAGGAAAGTCAAGGGAAAAATTCAAAAAAAATGAGAAAAATCAAGGTTTTTTTAGTTGTGTGTTCGCTTTTTGTTCTAGTTTCTTGTGGAAACGTTCATAATTGCAGATTTTCCTATGACATAGACAAATTTCCGAATCGGGAAGCAGTTTACCTGTGTGATTTTTAGTATAAATACTATATTATGACTTATTGCAACAATTGTGGGAGAGAATCCCATTGCGGAAAGCCAAAGTATGAAATGATGGAAGCAAGAAAATTGGAAATCTGTAAATATTGTAGATGTGATGATAAAAAATGTAGTGTGAAAAGGAATAAACAGAATGTCAAAAGAAAAAAAGTTTAAGTTTACAGATAATAAAGAAATAAATCAAGAAATATCTGCTACGAGTTGGAAAAAGGCAGTTAAATCTTTTCAAAATAAAGTAAAAACGCCATTAATCTTTATTGAGTGGATAAGTAAGAAAGGTCAAGAGATGACCAAGTGGCAAAAACTACCTATAGGTAGAAAAGATAAGATAGGAAAGTAAATTATGAGTAATATTGATACGTTAGTAGAACAATTGGGTAAATTAACAGTTATTGAAGCGGGTGAATTAGCAAAAAAACTAGAGAAGACTTGGGGTTTAGATTTAAATGCTATAATGAGTACACCTGCACCAGTTGAAGAAGTAAAAGAAGAGTCTTTATTCAAAATTACACTAACAGGTTTTGATCCTGATAAAAAAATTAGTGTAATTAAAGCAATTAGAGCTTTTAAAGATATGGGACTACTTGAAGCAAAGAATTTTGTAGAAGGTTGTCCTTCAATTATCGCTGAAGACCAAGCAAAAGATGAAGCAGATAAAATTAAGGCAGATATTGAGTCTGCTGGAGGTAAAATAGAGGTAAAATGATAGAATATTTAAAAGACGCAAAAAAATGGTTAACTGAAACTAAAGTTCCAGTATACGTTTTAATATTAGTAGTTCTAATTTGGATATTAGCATAAAGCAATGCCAGGTATCAGTAGAAAAGGCGACCAATTAACAACAGGACACACTTGTGCTGGAGTAACTACGTTAGATACTCCAACACAATCTACTGTAAGAGCAAATAATATTGTTATAGCAAGAAAAACAGATAAAACTGTAGTACACCCAGCACCACCACCACCTTTTTGTCCAGCACACGTGATGATGGTTAATGTAGGAAGTTCTACAGTTAGAGTTGTAGGATTACCTGTATCACGAATTGGTGATAGCGCAGACGCAGGACAATTAATTAAAGGTTCTACTACTGTAAGAGCGGGTTAAACTGTATAAATATTACAGTTATGGCACAAAGCAATTCAGCATTTTTAGATGATTATACAAAACACGTTAAAAGTACTAGTACTAGAACATCTAGGAAATTTAAAGATATAGATTTAGACTTTGGTAGAAATCCAGTTACTAATGACGTTAATGTGGTTGAAGACGCAATAGCAATAAAGAGGTCTGTTAAAAATTTAATACAAACAAATTTCTATGAAAGACCTTTCCATCCAGAATTAGGTTGTGGTGTAAGGGGATTGCTTTTTGAAAATTATTCTCCAGTATTGAATGTCTATTTAAAAAGAAAAATAGAAGAGTGTTTAATTAATAATGAACCTAGAATTGAGTTAACTGGTATTATGATAAATGGAGATGATTTTGAAAAAGGTGCAAGAGTTAGTGGTAATGCTGATGAGAATAGATTAGATGTAACCATATATTTTAATATTATAGGTGTACCAGAACCACAAGAAACAGCAATAAGTTTACAAAGGTTAAGATAAGAAGATTATGAGTGAATATAATAAATTTTTAGAAAGAACAATTGCAAAATCACAGCAATGTAATAGGAATTGGGATTTATCTAAACAAATTCCAGATAAAGATATTAAAACGATGGAACAGGCGGTGACACAATGTTCATCTAAACAAAACCGTGTATTTTATAAAGTTCTATATACACAAGACCGTAATAAGATTGAAGCAATACATAATGCTACAGATGGTTTTACATATCGTTTGCAAAAGGACAAAGATGGTAATTATTTAACAATTACTAATCCTCAAGTATTAGCAAATACATTATTTGTTTTTGCAAAAGATAGAGATGATAATATGGAAGCCAGAACGGATAAAGAGAATGAACTTGGCATAGAAGAAGAAAGAAATTCTGAAGACGGAAAGACGGATGAAAATCGTGCAATTGGAATTGCTGCTGGATATTTAACTCTTACTGCTAATCTTTTAGGATATGAATCAGGTTGTTGCCAGTGTTTTGATGGAGATAAAGTTAAAAGTATATTAGGTGAAGATGTATTTTTGTTAATGGGTGTAGGTTATGGTGATAAAACAAGACCACGAAAAGAACATCATATGGATCCAAGCATTACATTTCCTTCTTTCAATAAAAAAATAAAAGTAGAACGAGTATAATAAGATGTCACAACATAAATTACAAATATCAGAATTAGATTTTGATTTAATTAAAGCAAATTTAAAAACATTTTTACAAAGTCAAACTCAATTTCAAGACTATGATTTTGAAGGGTCTAGTTTATCTATTCTATTAGATGTACTATCATATAACACTCACTACTTGTCATACATTGCTAATATGTCAACTAATGAAATGTATTTGGATAGTGCTGATATTAGAAAAAATATTGTTTCATTAGCAAAGATGTTAGGATATACTCCTACATCTCCTAGAGCACCAAGAGCGTCTATTGATGTTGTTGTTAATGGCGCAACAGGTTCGTCTGTTACAATGCAGAAGGGAACAGTTTTCACAACTACAGTTGATACAGTTGATTATCAATACGTGACTAATGAAGATATAACAATTTCACCAGTAAATGGAGTTTATAAATTTGAAAATGTGCCTCTTTATGAAGGAACATTGGTTACATTTAAATATACATATGACACAAATGATACTGACCAGAAATTTGTTATACCTAGTGTTTTAGCAGATACTTCAACTTTAAAAGTTATTGTTCAAACTAGTGGAACAGATACAGCACAAAAGGTTTATACAGTAGCGGGTGGTTATAATGATGTATCAAGTATTTCAAAAGTATATTTTATACAAGAAGGTGTAAGTAATAAGTATGAAATTTATTTTGGTGATGGTGTAACAGGTAGAAAATTAGAAGATGGTAATATTGTAATAATGGAATATATTGTAACTAATACAATAAATTCAAACGGTGCTTCAAAATTTAATTTATCAGGAAATGTTGGTGGATTTACAAACGTAACTATAACAACTGAATCAAATTCTTCAGGTGGTGCAATTGGAGAATCAAATGAGTCAATAAAATTTAATGCACCTTTACAATATGGTGCTCAAGATAGAGCAGTTACAGCAACTGATTATGAAACTATAGTTAAATCAATTTATCCAAATGCATTATCAGTAAGTGCTTGGGGTGGAGAAGATGATGAAACTCCAACTTACGGTGTTGTAAATATTTCAATTAAAGCAAAATCAGGAACAGTATTATCAGATACATCAAAAGCAGATATAGTAACTCAATTAAAACCTTATAACGTTGCTTCAGTAAGACCAATTATAAAAGATCCAGAAGCAACTTCTGTATTAATTACTTCAAATGTTAAGTATGACGCAAAGGCAACAGCAAAAACTGCTGATACTATAAAGGCAGATGTTATTGATAAGTTACTAGCTTATAATACTTCTACTTTACAAAAGTTTGATTCAGTATTTAGATTTTCAAAAGTTACAGGTTTGATTGATAATACAGATGATAGTATTTTATCAAACATCACAACTGTTAAAATAAGAAAATCTTTCCAACCTATACTTTTAACATCTTCAAAATATAGTATCTATTTTAGAAATGCATTATATAATCCACACTCTGGACATATGGCAAGTACAGGTGGAATATTAAGTTCATCTGGATTTAAAATTGATGGTAATGATAACGAATGCTTTTTTGATGATGATGGCGCAGGTAATGTAAGATTATATTATTTGTCAAGTGGAGTAAAATCTTATTTAAATTCAACACAAGGTACTATTGATTATGGCACAGGTGCAATAATAATTAATTCATTAAACATTGCTAGTATATCAAATATTAGAGGCACAACTTCAACAGTAGTTGAATTAACAGTAACACCAAGTTCTAATGATGTTGTTCCAGTTAGAGACCAAATTGTTGAAATGGATATTGCAAATTCAACTATAACGGTTACTGCTGATAGTTTTGTAGGAGGAAGTGCTGAGGCAGGTGTGGGATACACAACTACTTCCAGTTATTAATGACAAATGGCAAAATTTAATGATAAGATTTCTACAATACTTTCTGGTCAACTACCTGAATTCGTAGTTACTGAACATCCAAAGTTTGCTGAATTTCTTAAAGTCTATTACCAATTACTAGAGTCCGCTGAGTTATCAGTAACTTCTGTTAAATCTACAGAAGGTATCTTATTAGAAACAGAAACAGACCAAGCAAATAATTTAGTTTTAAATGCAAGTGCTTTAGGTAGTGCAAGAACATCACTTGACGCAGGTGATAAACTTATTTTTGAAATTTACTCTGGTACTGAATATGGAAAATTTGAAAGAGGTGAAACAATTACAGGACAAACTTCTGGTGCAACTGCTGTTGTATTAACAGAAGATTTAGATACTAAACGTTTATTCATAAGTGCTAATAGTAAATTTATAACAGGTGAAATAATTGTAGGTGGTAGTTCAAATGCTTATGCAACAATAAATAATTATAAACCCAATCCAGTAAATAATATTGCTGACCTAGTTAACTTTAGAGATCCAGATAATGTAATTAGTAATTTCTTATCAAATTTTAGAGATGAGTTTCTTGCAACA